TTGATTTGGTTTTAAATTAATTTCAGCACATGGATTAGTTCCAGCGTCTTTATCATTTGAAAAGATAAATCCTGGTTCACCTGAGTTGCTTAATTCAATTTTTTTCCATAAATCAAGAAATACTTCTTTTTCAATTTTGGATTTAATTAGTACTGCTGTATTATTTGCTCTTCCACGTTGTGGATTATTTTCCCACCAATTTCCAAATTTACATGTTAACATATCGTCATCATCTAAATTAAATAGAGCAATAAGAGCAGCACGACGAATACCTCCTGATAATACAGCATCAGCTAAATGACAAATAATGTCATGACATTCTAATGATGTTAAATGTTCACCATCTTTTTTTCTATCTAAAATGGCTTGAACATGTACTAAAGATATTTTAAGAGGTTCTGGTCCTGGTGCTTTACCTCCGACAGTAATTAACTGAGCTCCTTTAGGTCTAATATCTCTAAAATCAAATAAAGGTAATGGACCTCCTTTTAAATAGGCTTTCATTAGTACTTTAACAGCATCAGCCCAACCTTCAATACTATCACCTACAAGATAACGTTTTGATTTAAGTGGTTTTCTTATAACAGGAAGTTCTTCAATATGATGTCTTTGTACACTATATCCAACTCCACAACCAGAAAGTAATAAAAACATTATCTCGGAAAAAGATGCGATATTATTAATAGGAAGGTAAGAGCAATTAAATATACGAGCATTATTAATGTCAACGGGCTTACCTGCGAACTGCATCGAGCGCATAGACGGAAGAACTTTTTTATCATAAACAAATTTATAAGCGTTTTCGATTTCGTTTTTTAATTGAGGATATTTTTTAATATGCATGTTTTTATTCCTGTCTACTAATTCACCCCATGTTTCTCTTCTTTTATGTTCAGGAACATACTTGGCATACTTCATGTATGTTGTAATGTCGGATAAGATTTCTTGTGTTACGTCCATTTTATTTTGAATTTTATAGTGAATGATGTCATTCTGTTCTCACAGTTATTTTCTTTTTTTAATTTAATTTACAGTAATTGTTTTTCTAAATCAGTTACCTGAAGATACAAAACAAAATCTTCAAAAATATCTTTTGGAATGCCATTTAATCCATTAGAATGTTCTTGAAGAAGTTTTTCTGAAACTATATTGCTGGTATTCTCTAAAAGTAAGTTTTTAAAACTATTAAATACTTCATTAATAAGATGATTTTCATTTTCATCTCCAAAGTCTTCATTATCTTGAAGATACTGTTTCATTTGTTCTTCAATAAACTGTCTAGAGTATTCCATTTTTATAAAGTTTTTTTACTTCTTTAATTAATTTTAATGTTAATTTAATAACATTTTCTTTTAATTTCTGTAATAATGCTTTTTTCTGTTGTCCTATACGAAGACCATTAAATGGAACTTCAACATTCTTCATATGGGGTTCTAAATATTGACGATAAGCATTTCCTGCTAAGATTACAAACTTATCTTTATCAAGATCATAACCTTTCTCTTTCAATTGATTTAAAACTACAACTGCCCACGCTTCACGATCTTTAGCAGGCATTTCCTTTAATGTTAAGTTATAAGGAGGTATTTTTTGTCGTAGTGGTACTAAATGATATTTTGCGGAAATAATATAAATATCATTAGGACTAGTTAATTTCTTAGCATATTCCATTTGTTTTTTAAACAAATCAGAATTATATAACTCTTCAGCTGGCATTGGTTTATCTTCTTTACCAGCAGAACATGAAACTAATACAACTTTACTCATATAGGTATAAATATATTATTTTTAACTATTACTGTTAAGTTCAAAAAATTTCTTTTTAAGTATATCTCTATCTATAGAGTCAAAGTTCTCATTTAATTTAGTTGGACGTTCTTTTTCTAAAGTTTCTTCATCTAACTCATTATTATCAATTTGTATATGACCTGTAGATGTGTCTATGACAGCCGCATAAGTAACACCATCCATACCATATCTATTTTTCATAATATGAAATCTACCTGTACCTCCTGCTTTATCTTGTCTTTTACGTGAAATAGACATTGCAAAATCTGTAATCATCATTTTATTATAAGAACCAGCAGCTTTATCACCTTCAATAATGTTGTCATTAGCCCCTGCTCTATTTACCTGAGATACACTCCAAATAGGTAAATTTAATTCACGAGCTAAACCTTTAGTTGCTACATAAACATCATCAATTTCTTCTTTACGTTCTTTACTTGATCTATTAGCGCGTAATAAATCAACATAGTCAATAATAATTAAATCAGGAGCTTGATCTAAATCTTTACATTTCTGAATATGCGCTTCAATAGTACTTATAGTTGCTTTACCTGTTGGGTATTCTTTAATAACTAATTTACCAGGTAGATTAGAAACAACTTTTTCAACGTCTGATCTATGTTCTTGAATTGTATTTACAGATATGTTAGTGAAACAAGCATCATATCTTTTACCAACATAAGCTTCACTTAATTCTAAAGTATAATGGTTAACATTAAAACCTGCTTGTACAGCTGCCGCTCCTAAAGCAATTAATGACCAACTCTTACCACCACCAGGACCTCCAAATATCAATCCAAAATCACCTCCACCTAAACCACCTTGTAATAATTGATTAATACCAGGCCAAGGTGTAGCGACAGGATTTCTATATTCTTCACGATATCTATCTTCAACATCTTTTTCATACTCGTGACCTAAATTTTTATCCATACCTGCTTTTAAAGCTGAGTCTACTAGATGTCTAATATCATCATACATTCCTGATTGTAATAAATCAACTGATGTTAATAATGCTTTCTTTAACTATTGATTTTTACAAAAATTACTAAATTCATTTTCAACATATTCAGCATCTTCATTTGCTGCTTTATATGCTTCTTTTAATTGTTCTACTACTGATGTTTTTAATACTTCATTTTCAATTTTCTTAACTTCAATATGAAGTATATCTAATGTAGGTGTAGCGTGGTATTTATCAAAATATTTAATAATCTTTTCTACTAACCATTGATGAGCTTGATTATTAAAATACTCTGGAGTAACTACATCTCTAATGTTAAGTAGAAATTTTTTATTTTTTAAAAGCGAGCTAATTACCTTGGTTTGAAAATTCAAACCATACTGATTCAACTTACTAAATGTAGTCATAACTTATTTTATTTTATATATTTGAAGATAGGAAAAAATTTCGTTTAGCCAAATCTCTGTATTTGGAATTGAGTTACCTAATCTATCTTCATTGTAGAGTTTTAAAAAATGCAATTTATCTAACTTACTAGGTTCATTAAATAATATTTGGTTAATTTCTTCTAAATCACTTTCTGGTATATCAGGATTGTTGGTTAATTAAAAGTTGTTTTTCAAAATTACAAATATCTCCATATAGACCATGTTCATTAACTAATTCTTTAGATTTTTTTAATATACTTGCTAAAGGCATAGCATGTAGAGATTCTAACTCAGGAAATAACTTAAATAATTTTTTAGGTCCTAATCCTTTAACACCAGGTACATTGTCTGAATCATCTCCCATTAATATTTTTTTATTAATAAAATTAGGAGGATATAAACCATATTCTTCTTTAACTAAAGTAGGTGTATAGAATTTTTTCTTAATAGGTGAATAAACTGTCACTCTGTTACTCACTAACTGCATAAAATCTTGATCAGCGGACATTATATATACTTCACCAGCTAATTTATTAGTTATATAGCCTATAACATCATCTGCTTCAATTTTATCAATTGATATTAAATCAACAGGTAAACATTTTAAATATCCTATTAAACGAGACATTTGATTTTCAATAGATGATGATTCATCTTCTTTATTATCAAATCCATCCCAATTAGTTATTCGTTGTAGCTTTCTATGTGCTTTATACTCTGGGTATAGGTTCTTTTTATTTGTTGTGCTACCAGCGCCATCAAATATACAAATTACTCTTGTAAGTTTAATATGCCTAATAGCGAAACCAATTGATTTTAAGAATCCAGTGAGCCCACCAATGTGAGCTCCACTTGGATTCATATGGTTAATCATGGCAAAACTTCTCAAGAATGTATTCATTGAGTCTATAAGAAGAACCTTACTGTTTAAATGTAGAGGTTCTTCTCTAGTATTCTTTATATTATCAAGCATGGTTTTAAACGTCTTGTTCATCGTCATTATCTATTTCAATCATTGGTGATATTTTACTACTTTCATTCCATTCGCTATTATCTTCAGTGACTTGAATATCCTCAATTTTTACATCATTACCAAACCACTCATGAGCATGAGCTGCTTTGTAAGCTTTTTCATCGTCTTTATCGTCTGGTATAAATCCATGAGGTGTAACAATTACTGTTGATGTAGTAGCAATTCCACAATCAGCGTGAATTTTATCAATTGCCATTTTAGTACGTTTAGCAAATTCAACTTTCTTACCTTTATGTTGTGCGTGAATCTTACTTGTACCGCTATTAGTTACATTACCAAATGTAATAACAATTGATGCATCCCAATACATTGTATTACCACCTTTATTAGTCATACGAGGCTGAGCCATTGGTGTTAATGCTGGCTGTACACCTGTTTTATTAATAACAAAGAATGTATTAGTAAACTGAGATGATTCTTTACGTGATAAAGGTATTTTCTGATTAATAAAATTACCAAACTGTTGAGACATAGCACCTGCGTTCCACATTGGATTATTTTTACCTTGTTCAATACTCATATCACAAGGAATACTACCTACTGAATCCCATAAGAACAATAAATCATAAGGTAAATTACCTTTCTTTTGTTCATCTAATATATCAGCCATAAACGCAGCTACATCCTCAATAGAATTTAAAGTAGATCTATCAACATATAAAAAGAAACCCTTATAATTTGTTACTTCACCTGTAGTTGTATCAGGTTCAGCTTCACATTGGAAACCCATCTTTTGAGCATGAGTGAAATCCCATTTCATTTCAGTAATGATGAACACCGGTAAAATGCCCATTTTCTGAGCATTTACCGCTGTTTCAATCATTAAGGTTGTTTTACCGGTATCTGAACCTCCTCTAGCTATAGTAATATGTCCTATAGGTACACCTGGAATAGATAGAGCATCTTGTACAGCTGGAGAGAATGGGATCCACCTTTGTGTTTTAAAGTTAGACGAACCGTCTAGTTTTTTAGTTTTCTTGAACTTGTCAAGATCAAATGTACCTTTAATTGCTTGAGATACACTTGCATTTACACTTTTAGTGGATTTAGCCATATTAATTATTTATTAAAAAGTTCATCAAATTCGTTCTCATCAAATCCTTTCTTCTTAGTATTAAGAGCATAGTTAGCTTTAGGTGTTTCTGCTACTGGTGTTTCAGTAGTTTCTTCAGTTGTTTCTTCACCATTGTCTTCACTTGGCTCTAACCACTCCATTAACATGGTCTTCATTTCATCAAACTCATATTTTTTATAGAGCGATAAAACATCAGGTTGTTCACTAATCCATTTTTTAACTAACTCATTATTGTCAGATAAAGGACTAGTTTTTGGTTTAATACGAATAGATGATTTGTTAAATTTAGTACCTGTAACTTCAGGTCCAACTGTATCGACTGTTAAGTCTCTACCATCCATAATGTCTGTGTAATCTCCGATATCATCATCTTCAGCAATACCTAATAATTCAAGATACATTTCCTTACCAAATTGCCACATGCGAATACCTTTATCTTCTTCGCCACGTACAATAACAGGAACAAATACCCTCATTTTAGGTTCAATCTTCTTAGCTAACGACCAATTTTCTTTATCGCTAGTTTTACGAAGTTGTTGAGCAAATTCAACAATTGGATCCTTTTCACCAAAGTTAGTTAATGCTAACATGGTTTTGTTTCCAATACCATAATGAAACATTACTTCTCTGAATGGATTTGCTTTGTTGAATTTAGATGGAACAATACGAATTACTGATTTACCTACGGGTGGTACCCAGAAATTTTTAGCGCGGTCTTCTTTATTACCGCCGCCTTTACCTTTGTTTTGCAACGATTGCATACGCTGCTTAATTGCGTTTAAATCCATAACTGTTTATTTATTTTAAAATGTAATACGCTAAATATAGCATCAAAAAAGCCGGAGGCCAAACTAGAGATTAACTATCTTATAGATAGATGTCTCTAGTTTTCTTAAGTCAGGACCATTAGTTAATAAAATAGTATTTTTATAGTCCACCCAATTTACTTTGTAATTTGGATCTTGATAACCATTATTTAATGATTTAATTAAAGTATTTAAAGCATTAATAGTATATAATGTATTTGATTCTTTTTTACGATGTAATAATATAGTATTAGGTAGTACTGTAGTCATACTTAGATTACCTGGATCTATATTGTATGTGCAAATAAATTCATCACTATTTTTAGACTCTAAAATAAAAATTTTATTGAATAAAATAGTATAACGGTTAGTGATAACCTCAATTGTTTCGTCTATGTCTTCTTTCTTTGAGAAAGTTGCAAATAATTTGTTCGCCAATTCTTCTATAGTTAAGTTCCATTCCATAAATATGTTATTTTTTTACCAAAGCGCCATAATTCTCACCAATACTCATGCGTGTTGGAAAACCATCAGCTTCTAGTTCTTGTTTAATTTTAGGTAATATTTTTATATCTTCTTTAGCTACATCTAGTAATATAGAGTCATATGTATAAAGTACTATTTTTGATTTTTTACCTTCTAATAATTTAAGTACTCTTTCTAAGGTAACCACATTGTAATATGTCTCATAAGACTGAATTAAGTAGCTTAATAATTTATTTCTATTAGCATGAGTATTTCTATCAAGTTCTATTACTTTGCCACATGCTAAATGTAATGAACCGCTTAATGAAAATGATTTATATTTATCAAATAAAAATTCATTTAATTTAGTAAAAAATGGAAACCAAGCATATTCATCTTTAATTCCACCATATATGTTTTGAAACATTATTTCTTTAGGTATTTCATCATATGGATCACCTGTTTCAAATATATAGTCAATCATTTTAGCTATAATGCGAGGATGATAAGCACTATAATCAAATTCAACAAATACATAATTATTTGGTTCAAATGACTCACGTGCTATACCTTTAGGTAAAGCGGCGAAATTAACGCCATTAAAGGCGTTTGAAGGACGAGTAGTTAAATTATATAAATTGTATTGTGTATAAACTGTATTCCCTAAAATCGAATTGTTTTTCCAATTAATTTCAAAATGTTTATTAAACTTACGTGGATCAATACCTATACCATTTTTTTCAATTTCATAAAATACTTTAGAACAATCATCATTTAAAAATTTATTAGGTACTAAAGTGTATAAATCAGAAAATAAAAATTTATTCTTTAAATGATTATATACATTTTCCCATTTTTCGTAATGTTTAGGTATTGGTATAAGAGTACTTAATTCATTTAAATAGTATTTATCACGATTAAAATCAATATGTACTTTAGTATCAAATTGAGTTTCATCTGTGTATTTAATAAAATTTAAA